ATTCAGCCTTGTTTGCAGCGCTTTTACCAGCTCTCCCCGGCTGCCGTCTTTCAACAGGCATTCGGTAAACAGCTTGGCGTACGTGTTGTTCCCCACGATCCCGTCTGCCGACAGGCCCTTGGCCCTTTGATAGCTTTTTACTGCTCTCTCCGTCTTTGTCCCAAAGATTCCGTCTGCTGTGCCGCTGTCATACCCCTTTTCATGTAGCATCAGCTGCACCAGCTCTACAGCCTCTCCCTTGTTTCCCTTTTTTACAGTCTGCATTGTGTTCCTCCTCTAATCCCAATATGCATACCCATCTTTAATGTGGTATCCAGCCCGCTTCAATATTTTTATCTTTTCCTCTTGAGGTATATTGAGCCCTATTACATAGTTTGCTACCACCCTCCTTGCCTGGTCATTAGACATTCCACTATACTCTTTCCCATAAGAATAAGACGGCGTTTCAAGGTATAAAAAGAGCAGCTTTTGTGCTGCCGTCATCCCATATCCATTGATAGCGTTGACCTGTGCTTTTTTTGCAGAGCCTTTAACAGCCTCTCTTTCTCCCCATTCGTTCAGAATATATTGACCTTCCGCATTTGACCTTGCATTATGGGCCAGGAAATACGTGGTCGGGGAAATCCCTGCCGCGTCCAAATAATCAACCTTTTTCCGCCAATCACTTTCGTTAATATTATAGGTTTTCCCTCTTCCCTCCAACATTTTTGTATCCGCCCTATACTCTGCGTATTTGTACACATCCTTTATCATTTTAATTTTGTCTTCATCGGATGCAGAACGGTATGCGGAATTGTTGATCAGTGAACGCAAAATTCGCTTGCTCATTTGGCCCCGTGTTTGCCTGTGGTTTGTCACCTCCGTTGTAGTCATCTTATATTCATTCCCACCATTGGTCACAGTGCCAAACGATGTCGTCGGGATGATATACTTGCTATCTTCCACATTAGAGTTATACAGCCGTTCTATCTCTCGATCCACTTCATCGCTCTTTATTTCATTCACGTAAGCCGGATTGATAAAGCTGTTAAAAACACGCTCTAGCACATTCCCATCGTTGACCTGCTTTTCTCCCCAGGCATTCACATAAGGAGCATTTGCAACATCCTTCAGTCCCATATTTTCAAGCAACAAGTTAGCGCCGGGCAATTTATTCAATGCCTTTCTACCTGTCTTCTCTAGGCGGCTCAACACTTCGCTGTCTGTATTGGTGTCAGATGTCGTTCTTCTCGTTGGGTCAATGACCTGGTTCATCTGCGATCCTATGGTTGGGAAATACTGCAAAATATAGCTTTCAAGCGGTGTGTAGATGAGCCCGCTTATGATGGATGACAGATTGGTCTCCTCTTTTTTAACAGCTGTAAGCAAATCATCCACGCTGGAAACCATGCTCATCTCCATAGCTGGGCCCAAAATCTGTTCCGCAACTTTCAGCGCATCGTCTGCACTGTTGATCCCTTCCGTTTCGTTTAACGCAGCGCCCATGAAAATTGGGATTGAAGCGGGGGCAAGCCAGTCTAAGCTAATCGATGTGTCTCCAACTTCCAGAGAATACCTTTGTCTGCCTTGCCCTTGCTGATAATACTCTTCTTGATCATCGTCTGCACCCACTCTTAAAATTCCAGCATCCGAAAGTGCTTTCCCTGCAAAAAGCAATGCTGTCCCCGTTAGATTTTCGGAAATTCCATTTATAATCTTTGCTTTTGCAAATGGCGTTCCCTTGATTTTCATCCAAGTCCCGAATGTTTTAAGAAAGCCAGCCGGTGAATAGTCTACCGCCCTTTTTATCACATTAGCCGGCGTTTTGGCAAACGGTATAGTACCCTCTATTGCGTGCCCTAATACGCGAGCTAAAATGTTGTTGCTTTTTTCCAGTCCTTTAACAGTCTTCGTTACCGAGGCGGCAAACTTAGACGAATCGTGGAAATAATCCTTCTGAGCCTGGATCGCTGCGTGTTCCATAATTTGTTCCATCAACGCCGGAGATCTTTTTATGTCCTCTATGCTATATCCCCTAGACACAGCTTCCTGTGCAAAATATTTTTTGAACGCGGGCCCAATAAAGAAGTCATCCTCAAATTCCATCGCCCCGCTATTTGCCTTCCGTAGCTTCTCCAGTATTTTTGTTTTGAACACCGTCATATTTTCCATGATTTGGTTATGAGCGTTTTCGTATCTCGTGCCGTTTTTTATATACGATTGGTGTTCGTCAAAAAGTTTCCCTGCATATTTGTACGCAGCTTTGTAATCGCTGTTAAAATAAGCACCAAACGAGTTTGTTCTCTCATTCTTATTCTTGATCAATACACTTTGCAAAGCCCCATCTATCCAGTTTGATGCTTTTGCCATCGCCCACATGCCGCTGTTTCCGGCTATGTTGCGGACATGTGTCTTGACATTGGCCAGCATAGCTGTATATCGCCATGCGTTTAGCTTTTCTCTCCATGTAGAAGGTACTTGCTGCCCAATCTCCGCATACAAATCTGTCAAGAGTTCCTTTGCGCGTGCTTCTTCTCCAGGCTTTAACTGTGCCAGTTCTGAAAACTTTGCTTCATCTACCTGTATATCTATACCACGTTCGGCATTGATTTGTCGTACTTCGTTCATAAGTTTCATGGCAGCTGCCGATCCACCATCTTTGTACAATAGCTTTGAAAATGACAACATCTGCCCCGCATTGTGTACATTTTCCGCTATAGTCTTATACATGCTTACCCACGCTTCGTTTTGCCCTCCCTGTTCCTCCAGGGCTCTTAATGTCTCTATAGCCAAGGTAAAATCATCTACAGACAGCCCCCCTTTACGGCCTGCCTCTTTATACAGATACGCCTGTGCGCCATCTATGCCTCGTTCTTCCAATATCTTTGCCGCTCGCTCTTCGGTTTTCGCAAACGACTTCTTTGTATAGTTTTTGTTTGCCTCTATAACCTCTCGATATAAATCCCGGGTATCACTGTCTGTCGTTGTGTTCGTAACAAACGACTCTCCGCCCAAAATTCTCTTAGCGGTTTGTCGTGTGCCTTTCCCGTTATCCGTCTCTGCAAACAAGATATCTTCTCCCGTGTTGCCATCATTGACATAATTTCCGTCTTGTGGCATATTATATATAGAAGAAGTATCATCGTTGCTTGCCATTGGCAATTGGAGCCTCTCGACGAGCAGCTGATCGATGCTTCTATCATTATTCTGGGGCACACTATTGACATATTTTTCGTCTTGTTGTATATTATAGTCAATAGAAGATGGGTTGACTTGCTCATCTGGCAAGGAACGTGGTTGTTCCACGGTTCCCCCTTGTCGGGTTTGTTTGTTGTAAATCCCATCTTTTATCTTTTTTATAGTAACATCATGCAAGTAATATCTTTGTCTTTTGTCTCCAGCAATTCTATGAACAACAACCTCCGCAATATAATCACCCTTTGCATCTCCCTTTGTGATGGTAACAGGGGCCTCCAGTATAGCAGAGTTATATCCTCTCCCCTTATGGTTTTCTACATAGTCCACGATTTTCCCATTTTGAATTAATGCCGGAACCGCCTCATATAAAGCCGCTTTTTCCTTTGACATTCCGTGTCCAATGGAGTCTTTGACGCCCTTTGTGTTCAACTCAACATCCCCCAACATATCGTTATGCGCCATGTTTCCATGCTCTCTAAAAAGCTGTTCTACGTCGGCTTTGAGCGTCCCCGTCCCCATCTTGAACCGTTCGCCCCGAATTTTTATGGGTTTTTGATTCGCTATATTGGCACGATTTTCTTGGATCTGTGTTTCCAAATCAGACAAGCCATTGATTTTTTGTTGGGGTATATTTCCTCCATAAATGGCTTCCATCAACAAGTTATTGCCTTGTTTGGGGTTTGTAACAGTCTCCCCTACACCTTGTTTTTTCAATTGTCTGGCAACTCGATATGGTTCTGCTTCGGAAAGATTGTCAATCGTGTTCCTAACCTCTTCATTGGACAGTGACGTTTTATCGGATATATTGTTCACGGCTCTTCGATTTCTCAGTGCGTTCACGGCATCCTGCCCAGTACCCATTGCTAACGAAGCTGTGGAGCCAAGCCCAAACGCCTTGCCCAGATCGCCCCAGGTGGCGTTTGGGGTATCCACGCCCAAATAGGTTCTATCTATATAGGGCATAATTGCAGTAGTAAGCGCTTCTTCAGCGCCTTCACCAGCAGAGGCAGCAAGCCTTGTCAATGTTTTTCTTGCAAAATCATTTGACATCGTACTGCCTATCAGTTTTGCTACAGGTTTCATCACCCCGCTTTTGGTGGCAAGGCCCCCTACGCCACCGCTGGCAGCTTCGATTGCCGTTTCTACCGCTGCCCTTACACCCGCTCTTCCCCTGGCTTCCCCTATGTCTGTTCCTGCATTAAGCTCATCAGCCAAATTGGTTCCGTAATTGTTAAGGCCTTGAAATAACAAGCCAGCATGGCCAAGCGGCAACGACGGCAGCATTCCCCCTACGCCGTATGCCGTGTCTGATAGATATTTTACAAATGGGGAAGAATCCTTATTGAGTTCCTGAAGATTCTTTTGCTCTTCCTCAATCCGTTTTGATAAGGCGTATAGATTGTTTTTAGCCGTACTTTCCTTGTCTCTCCGCGCCTGATAAACTCCGCCATGCATGCCGGACCAAACATTTAAGTTGTCACGATTCCATGTTTTTGCCCATGGCGATTTTGCCGCATCGTTTAGAGCGTTCAGCTGATCTTTGTACGCAAATTTTGATAATTGTATATCAGAATCGGCATTGATTACTTTTGTTCCTCTTATGGAGTTCTTTGTCCCACTCCAGAGATTTTGAAAAATTTTCCCTATGTCCTTTAACGTTGTGTCTTGGGGTTTAGGCGCTGCCTTTTTGGCCAACTCCTCTGTGGATTCTAAACCAGCTTTTTTTCTGGCTTTATTTAATGCTTCATAGAACGAATCGAATTTGGCCATCTTATCACCGCCGATACTGTTTTATTTTGTACTGCACATCACTTCTTGGATCATATTTGTAACCAGGTTTATTTGCTTCTGCCGCCATTCTCGCGCTCTGTGCTGCCAATGCGTTCCAATCAGTCTTTTTGGCAGGGGTTCCAGACCCTGACTGTGCCAATGCTCCGATTGTATTCGCTACTCCTCGCAATATCCCAAGCGCCCCAGAGAATGAGTTCCCTTCGTTTCCTCCGTTTCCTCCACCGTCAATGGCGACCTGTTTATGGCCTCCACCTGACGACCTTCTTGCTGCCGCAGCCTGTGCTTCTGCCTGTGCCCTTGCCTGTTGCATCTGCAATCGCTGCTGTCCATACTGAGCCTGTAGATTTGCTAACTGTTGCTGCAGATCATTTTGTGCGTTCAGTAGAGCAATATCGTATTCTTTTTGAGCATTGGCTCTATTTGCGTTTAGCTCCGATAAATAATTTTCCAATGCGATATTGTAATTGTTTACATTCGTGTCGCGGGTATTCTTTGCATTGTTATAATCTCCTCTATAGGTATTATAAGCTGCTGTATTCATGTACTCGGTCATTCCATTATTGCGAAGCCGTTCCGCATTGGTTCCAAAAGGATTTCTTGCTACCAGCATGGATTGATAAGCCGCTGCTCCATCTTTGACAAGCTGTTTATCTGCCTGGTCCACCAGAGTATCATAGTTTCTCCGCTGATTTGATTCCTGTGCGGCGTATGTATTCATTAATTGATCTCTCTTTGCCGCCGCCTGTTTTTCTAGCAGAGCATTAGCCTCTCTTGCCGCCTGTTCTTGCTTTGCCTGTTCGGCGTTGATTTGACTGATTAGTGCATCATAATTTACTGCCATTATTATCTCCCTTACAATACCTTAAAGATATAGTTGGCCACGATGTAGGGCTGTAGGTTGTTGTGCGGGCTGTCCTGCCCAAAGGCAAAGTCGATCATCCCAAAGCTGCTTGCCCCGCTGCCGGCCGTGCCGCCGTCCCGGTATTTTCCCGATATTTTTACCCCGGAAAATACACCGCCCACATTTGCTACGTTCGTGCCGGTATAGATGTTGTGCATTTCAATATTCCCGCTGATGCTCGGCAGCTCGTTTGCCGTCAGCTGCACGGTCTGCGCCCCGCCTGTGCGGTACAGCGCATTGAACGCCGCCGTGCCCGTGTCCTTGCCTACGATCACGCGCCCTTTTACATCCGGCAGCGTCGTGCCGCCAAAAAACGCGATGGCCGCGTCATGTGTCCCCGGCGTCAGCGTTCCGCCGGCCAGCATCCATTTGTCGCTGGGCAGCGTATCGCTCCACCATACCAGCCCCATGCCCACCGGGCACAGATCCAGCAGCCCGCCGGCCAGCTTGGCTGTTGTCACGGCCCCGTCCGCCAGCTTGGCCGTTGTCACAGCCCCATCCGCCAGCTCGTTTTGTGTCAGCGTGCCGCTGGCGATCTTTATACTCTCAATGCTGCGGTCCGGGATCTGCCCCATCTGCGCCTGCTTGATCTGCTCATATAAATAGTTTAGCTTGGCCTGCACATTGCGGCTGTTTTCCGGGTGCGGGTCGCCGTCGCCAAGATACGTAGCGCCGATGCTTTCCGCCGCCGTCACAGCCTCCATCTCCGGCACCAGCGTCTCTGCTACATATTTCTTTATATCCTCTCCCGCTTTATCGAATACCTCTTTTAATGCCTTTGGCTCTAGCTGCGGCCTGTCAGCTAACTTTTGTATATTTTCAACGTCAGAAGTAAACTTTGTAAATGCCATTCTTGCCACCTACTTAAAATAACCACCAGTAAATATTTCCATCGTAATTGAGTAAATACCGCCTGGGCGATTGAGTTCATCACCATAAAACATGATTTGTTTTTTGATGAATCTTTTTTTCTTTGTGACAAAAGCCACATTGTTTTGATCTAGAGTATTGAAATTCATATCTGAAAAATCAAGGTCATTAAAGTCAAAATAACCACCATCTACGCGAGCAAAATCTTTCCAAAAATCCTTATTTGTTCTGCATTTCCCCTTTATATATGAACGTGTCATTGATTTCAATTCTAAAACATTGCCGCGCTTATTGTCCTTTTTGACATGGTTGCTATCTCCAAAATTGTCAAACGGGGTTGTCCAGCACCAAAAGATCGGTTTCCCGTCATCGTTATAAGCAGCAGAAAAAAGTTCTCCGCTACTCCCTGTTTTTTGGTCGGTATTGAATTTACACAGTACCCCGCTTTCCGTTCCAAAATATAGCGCATCCTGGTACACCATTAGAGATGTAGCGGGTTTGAACACTTCTCCCTCATACACGCCGATATTCTCCCAAAAAAACCACTCATATTCCACGACGTCTGTTGCATATTGCTTATATCGTTGCCTGCTGTCTGCAAGATAGATTCGTCCATTAACCAAACACAATAGGTATCCTCGCCATTCCTTAAGAACGCTCGTGTTTAACCCCTCTTCATTGACAAGCTTTCCATCTACCAAGGAGGATCTATGCTCAATGCTTCTCTCCAATCCCACATTCATCTTTCCGATTGCTTGCAAACCTAGCGAACTGATAAACACGGGGTCATCCAAAAAGTTACAGTATCCACGTTTCGAGATGCATCCACTTCCCGCTAATCCGTCTTTTGCTGGATACGTTTTTACGTTGTAGTCCACGCCGGTATCATTCGGCTCATGCAAAAATACCGTTGGTTCCTGTTGGCTACTATCCTTCAATGTCGCCAACGCATCGTTGATACGCATAAATCCCATAACATTGGTGTTTTCTGTCCCCACCTGTTCATAGGTCAATTCACCGAAATATGTAGGATCGTTGAGTTGTGAAAAATAGATTGTATTGGGAGTATCAGGATTCCCCGCTAAAAAAATACGGTTGTCAAACACAGTGGCAACCGTACAATGTAGAATACTAGGGGCATATTTTTCTACTGTTTTTGAAGCTGTAATGACTACGTTATCTTGACCTGCCGTATCCGGTACGGGCGGGGCTGTATTAAATGTTATCTTCCCCTCTTCGCGATTTACCGTAAAATCCACACCTTCAGTTTTTTCCTCTCCGTTTACCGTAGCTTTAACTGGTGTATCATCAATTTCCTTGACGGATAAATAGTAATCTCTTTTTCCTTCTTCTGCTAAAAAAGAGTTCTTAAAGGTAGGCTGCAATCGATTTACCTGCTGATATTGCTGGCCCCCGCCCAAAGGCGGACGCCCTGAATAGGTTGTGGGGATAAACGCGGCTTCCTTTACATCTTTGACTGTTTCACCATCGTAGACAAGATAATTCTTTCCATCAATAATATAAAGATTTTCTTCAAAAACAAGCATAAAGGAAAATCCTTGGTTCATTCCATTGTATAATTCTACAATGTCTCCTTCCTCTACCGCCTTTTCTGGATAATTGGCCCATAAGAACAATTTTTCTCCTACATGGAAAATGGGCTTTGTACTGCGGCCCTGTTCTGTTTTGAACTCAAAAAAATGATAGCCATATACAGCGTTATCCTCTTGATTTGGAAATTCAATCATTCGCCGAAACCCTGGGCGTGTCTCCACACACTGTCCCAATTCTACGCTGTAATTTTTGTACATATTGATGCTATTCGGGCTGCGCTTTAGGCTAACTTTGGCAGAATCGGAAGAAAAATCTACCCCTGTGAATCCATTGTACACCCTTGTTCTTGGCGACAAGGTTGTCCGCTTCGATGGGTTTTGTAATTGCACCATCTAAGTTCCCCCCTAAATCTTAATACCGCCTATAAAAGAAATTCCTGAGTATGAAGCCGTACTCAAACTCGCTACCAAATTATTAAATTTTACCTCAAAAGCAGTATAATCCGCACTTGGATCTGTCTTGAGTAAGTCTGCTACAACTGCGTATGGCAGCACCTGTTGCGCATCTTGGGATAGTTCAATTTCATAATCATCTGGAGTGTCATCTGTAATTTCCGTTGGATAAGCATAATAATCAACGCGAATTGTCTGCGAAGTTTGATCCGTAATCATTAGCTTTGGCTCATGAAACTCAACCTGACCATATCCATTTCCTTGTGCGTCTCTCACAAGGAATGCTTGGTAAAAGTCTTTTGGCAAATCATATTCATTGAAGATAGTATCGCTTTGTGGATGCTCAATGATAAAATACTTTTCAAGCGGCTTTATTGTACAAACAAAAATCTGTGCAGCTTGAAACATTGAGTTCAGTTTTGCCAGTGTCTCTTCATCGTCTGTGGGGGGAGTATCAACCATATACTCATCCATTAGCTTCATTGCCATAGCCTTGGCCTGTCCTAGCGTCATTTCATCTCTCTCCATTCTTCCAGGAGTTGCACCTGGTATACTCTTAGAATGATAAAAGGGGCTTACGCCCCTTTATGTAAGTTCCATAGCGGCTACTTTGATATTTGCATCTTCTCCCTTGATCCAAAGCTTCCCCTTATAAGTACCACCAACCTGTTTATACTTGCCGGAATCTAGCACAATGGCCATTTTAGAAGACTGCGCGATGCTGAGTACCAAATCTCCCATGCCTTGCAATCCACCTCCATTGACTACCGTAGCACTTTTAGCAGCCGCTGAATCTGCATTTTCCACAATGAGCAATAGTTTACCGTCTGCACAATTCCAATCCACAGCTGCACCATCCGCTGTATCCACCGCTGCCGTAGTCGGGATTGCAACTACTTTTTCCTTTTCAACTCTCGTTACCGTAATCTCTGTTGCTGCCATTATGTTTCTCCTTACGCGTATGCTGTCACTTCCAGGGTAACCAGTTCCTTCGGGCGCACCAGCTTTGAACCATAAACATTTAAGCCTTTCACTGCATCCGCGAAAAGATCTTCCGGCGAATAAGCTTTTACTTCATTGATCTGGTTTGCGTGTGCAATGGCACGCTTTGTCATCACATAGATAATCTCTTTGGAAGAGCTGGTATGAATGTTATTGGTTAGGTAGATGGAAATCCCAGACGTTTTTCCCTTAAAGCCGTTGGTAGCTGTGTTCATATTATCCGTTTCCAGATTTTCTACATCCTGTTCAATTTTCTCCAGATAGTCGGGAGAAACCACGGCTACGATTTCACTCCCCTGTTTTACCCCAGCCTTATAAAGTTTGGTTTTTGCTTTCTGTAAAAAAGACCGTGCATTTTCCTTGGTACAGCTGTCCACTGCAATTTTTTGGCCAGCCTGCACATCCTTATAAACATCTTTAGCAATGTCCAGGTCTTCAGCTGCTGAGAGCGACTCGGAGCATTCCGCGAGAATCTGCGTCATCAAGTCTTTCGGAGAAGCCTGTCTCTTGTCAATATCATCAATCAAAACATTAAAATATTTTGCATGATTGATAACCAAAGGAATCGTGGTATCCGTCAGTGCTTCCGGGCCAGTAATCGCGGTTCCGTCATAATCGCCAATCGTCGGCGATCCGATCCCCAGAATGTGTACGGTATCGCCTTTCTTCTTCAGCTCACCTTCCCATTCACGGTTACACAACTTGGCCATGACCAGCATTTTTTCATTCTCTCTTTGTACCTTTTCCGCCCATAGTTCAGGGATAAAGTTTGTATATGCCATTTTTCTCTCCTTTTACCATTTTTTTCTTGAACGCTCTATTGCGTCAAAGTTCTTTCTAATTTCATCTCGGCTCATAGCCGCGACTTGATCCTTGGTGAAAAATAAATCGTTTGTTTTTCCAGAGCCTTTTACACTGCCTGTTGACTTTGGTGCTCTAGGCATTTCGCCGTTTACCTTTTTGAAATCAGTATAAATTTCCGTAATTGGCACATCGGCTCTATATCGGGCTGCAAATGCTTGGAAATTTTTATTCCCTAGCACCTCTGCAGCATTGACACCTTGCTTTTCCAGTTCTTTGGCGGCAAAGTATTTAGATGCAAAGTCCGCTAGGTCTTTAGCCCTGGCAATTTCACGAAAGTCCTGGGGCGGCGATGCTTGATACATGTCTAGCCTTTGCAATACATAATCAATTCCTAGCTCTATATCATCCCGTGCATCTGCCTCGCCCAGGATTGTCTGCTCCCTCTGCTGCAAACCAGGCTTTTGTGGTTCGATTTTCACCCCATTTTGTTCAAACATTTGTAACAGCATGCTATTAAGCTGTTTTGGGTCTGTAACGTCTATCCCAGCGCCTTGTCGGATGATGTCTGCCATTTGCAGGTAGTCTGCGTACTGTGCTTCAGTCTGCCGCTTGCCGCGCTCTCTTTCCTTTTGCGCGATACGATTTAGCTCTGCCTGCATCTGTTCCTGGGTATACATGGGAGGTTGTGGTTCTTCAACTACCTCCTCAGTATCCGTTGTAATCTCTTGCGAATCTGTGGACTCCTGATCCTCTACGTCTTCTACGCGATCAGGCTCAGTTTCTACAGATTCCATGTTTGTCAGTTCTTGTTCCATATTCTCCTCCGTTTTATGTCCGTCGACAGATTCCGTTTTATGCCCGTCGGCCATAAAAAAAGCGCTTATGCGCTCATTCCATCATGTGTGGGTCTATTTGCAATAGTTCGTTGTCTGTTAACCCCGGAAATTGTTCTCTCATTTTCGCCAATAGAAGCTGTTCACTAATGCCGGGTCCATCTTCTAATGCCATAGGATCCTGTGACTCCGTGAGAGTATCTATTGGTGTATTTTGTCCTGGCTCATCCATAGGTAAATCAACACTCTCTAACGGGAACTCTTCTGTCATTTGCTCATTCGCTAACGGCTCTTGCTGTTCCATCATCATTTGTTGCTGTTGTTTCCTTCGCTCTATGATCTGTAATAATTTGTACTTAGGACTTGTTGCATCCGTTGGAAGAGCTTCCACATATTCATCGAATGTAATCTGTCCTTGCAACAAAAAGTTTTCCAAAGTAGATTCTTGTGCTTGTTTGTTGTATGGGTTAGCCGGAGAAACATTCACTACAACATTTACTTTCATCCTCTGCATCATCTCGTAGGGAATAATTTCTACTGTTTCGGCAACAACATTTCCCAGTTCATCCACTTCCTCTGAAACAACCAGCTTCCCTTCTGGGTAATAAGCAGTCCACATATCAAACCACACGCGGCCTATATCCTCTACAAACTGCTTGAACTTCGCTACCTGCCTGGACATCGGCGCTTGCGCTGCATCCCTTACCGCCAAAATTGCTTGTCCAGACGCTTTGGACGGATCTATATTGCCCAACGCTGCATCGCTGGCCCCTGCGAGCTCTTGAGATACATTTCTGATTTCATCTGTTAGGTTCCTGGCATCCGGGTTGTAGGTAGAGGGGTTCAAGTATCCTATCTTTTGCATTACATCGCTTACGTTGATTCCATCAATAGCAATCGCTACACCCATTTTGGTAATATCTTCTGCATTGGCGATAATGCTCTTGTCATAGATCATTTTGGGGTAAGCCGTTTGGCCAATCGTAATGGCCCTGCGAATCAAGTTTTTATTTTCCTCGATCTGGTTGTCGATTAGGTATTTAACTTCCCCGTCACCGCGAATCGAACCCTTGATATTTTCCCATGTCATATGCACAATAGGATAATTTGTATGTCCCTGGTCTGTTGGCTCTTGTATAATGACATTTCTCGTAGATTTTTGGCTCCAAACCGTTTTTCTTCCAGCTTTGTCTGCCTTTTTGTACAATTCCAATAGTACAATACACTTTCCATCTTCTTCACTATCGTTCACTTCATACTTAGCGGCATCGCCAGATTGCTCCTCAGTTTCATTGTCTGATACAATTTCTCGGATCTTATCTTCCGAAACACCATTTGCCCTGGCCTCTTCTCTAACAGATTCCACCGTTCGCCGAAAAGCAATAATGATATAAGGTTGAGATTCAACATCAGGGTCATTCTCGTCACCAAAATACACATTTGTCGTGTCCACCTGTTCGCATTCAATTTCATAATCTCCTTTATAGAAATATAGAATTTGATCTCCAGACACACAGGCATTCAACACACTATCCCACATTACCGTATTCATTTTATTTAATTCCCACAGTTTTTTGGTATAGCCGTTGAGCTTTTCGCAAACTTCTCTGACGTTTTGCACAAACTCACTGTTCATAATATCCTCGCCCTCTGCCTGCATAGCGTACAGATTAGGCGTATAAGAAATCTCCATCATGTTTTGGGCGATAGAAGCTACTTTATAAAGCACGATGGGTTTTATAAAATTAAATCGAACAGCCGCAGCGCCACCAAGTTTTGCGCCTCGCCACTGATCTCCAGCATAAAATCGCCAGTTTTTATCTGTCTGTTCATATAGATTTTGGGATCGGTTATACTCTTTCCCTTTTTCGTACCGATTCCATACCTTTGTCGTTTTATCTGTCATCTGTTACCGCCTTTTGACCGATCTCACTGCCGTTATAAGCGTCGATATTTGCAAACACCTGGTTCATTGTCTCTATATGCCTATCCGACATGATGTCTTCTTTTTTTCTCCGTCCTACCTGCACACCTTTTCTGTACCATGCAAATGAACATAAAAATAGACCTGTCATAGCCATTAAAAACACAAGGATTGTCATACGATCTGCACCTCCATTCCATAGCCAAGTGAGTTTCCCTTTTCTTTTCGTTTTCCATAAAAGCCTTCATATCGTTCTCTTTTTTCTCTCTTTGTTACGGCGGGTAATGAAGGACGGCTGGCAACAAAATACCGAATCGCATCCGGGCCATGCGTAAACTGGTGAGGTTCGTCGGCACAGTCATTCGGATTCTTTTTATCGAATTGAAGCTGTGGAATTGATTCAATTAAATTTGGACAGTTTTGAAAAATTCTAAGCTTCGCGGCTGGTTTCCCCTCTTCATCTTCGCATGGTTTCAACCATTCATGGAGATTATACCAACCTTGTACCCTATCGTTATTTGCCTTAATCAAAAAAACGCCACAGTCCCAAAATAGTTCTGCCGCGCTTTTCCCGCTGTCCTGCCTCCGATTCCAAAGATCAGGGGGAGCGATATAATGTTCAATTCTTTCGTCAAAGGTATTCAATCTCAACTCCCTTGCCGCATCAGAGATAATCATTCCCTTCTGGTACACCTCTCGGTATACATACGCAAAGCCGTTGTAGTCCACGGCGATCCAATAACAAGCAAACATATCAAGGCCATAATCTATTGTTACATATCTCTTCCAACTATCTGGAATCGAAAATGGACGCATAACGTGGATTTCTGGGTTGAACTCTGTAAAATACCTTCCCTCCAATAAGTTCCATTCCCCGTACAAATGGGCTCGCCGCATACCTTCCGGCAACGCTTTTAGATTTTCCACATACTCCGGGTTCTTCTCCATAAGCACCTTATTATCAAAGACTGTTGCCTGAATAAATTCATAATCATCTGGATTTTCAGCCCCACGGAAATCCCTGTCAACAAACAATCTCTTAAACCAAGCATGACCTACATTGCCGGGGTTGGAAGTGTAATACATCCTGGGAGTAAAATCATCCCTTGTAGATCGATTGGCCGTAATAAAAAAGTCCTTTTGTGTTTCTGTAAAGTGTGTTGCCTCTTCCAGCCCTATCACATCATACTCTTGGCCTTGATACTGGTATACATCACTCTCTGAGTCACAGTATCCAAGTCGGATCCTGCTCCCGTTTGGAAATACAAATGCCTTTTCATCTGACTTGTATTTGGCATACCCGTTTAGTTCTTCCTGTAAAGGCAACTGATGGTTTTCTCTAAGCTCTGGCAGAGTTCGGCGCAAAAGCAACAATTTCAAACCAGGGTATCTCATAGCAAGCATTACAAACTTTCTGCGCATGGCCCAACTCTTCCCACCGCCACGAGCACCGCCATATGCTATATGCCTCTTTGTGCTTTTGAAAAATTGTATTTGCTTTTCGTTTGGCGTCTCTGTTTCCAGGCGCTCAAAAATCGGTGCAGACATTGGGACTCCTTTTTTGTGAGAAAATTTTATTTGTTGCAATGCAAGGGACTCTATTTTGGGGGCCTTTTTTGGGAGTGGGAATGGTGTGGGGATACCCGCAAAATCACACTACAACACCCCATGCGTTTGCCCTTTAAGCCCTATTTGGGGGAAAGCTATCCGCCCCCATACCCTCGCCCCGTTGCGCCCGTGGACGTGCTGTGCCTGTGAGGTGGGAGGGGGGATGTACACACGCGCCCGCCCGTTAGCTATCCAATACCGCACAAGTCAAAGGAGGAGAGAGAAGCAGTACGGAAGTATCTGTATAAATACACGATGCACAAAATATGCAAATAATATGCGTACATCCCCGCAAAAACGCTGCATAACGATGTATATTCGGCACTGTTTATGTATAATTATTTATTTCTCGCCTATACTTTTCGCCAAACTTTAGTTTTGCGCATAGTTTGTGCTATTTGCTCCAATCCTCCAGATCACCAGAAAAATGTATCTCTAGCGGCGCTCCGTCCCTTGTAGATAATACGGCGCTCAAGTCTGGCTTGTATCCCCCGCGATCAAGTATATCTTTCGCCGCATTCAGCCTATCCCTTGGGGCCGCCTCTGGGTTTCTCATTATTTCTACTACGGTTTTGACCGCGTTCTGCGCATCTATCGCAAATCTCCGTTGTATCTCCTTGACAATGCCATCCTCAAACTCCTGGATAGCCGCGCGCACTTCTGGGACTCGCATAGTCTCCCCCGCTCGCTGGCTAGCACTTCTTCTGCTATAGCCTGCTACAACTGCGCAGTTGGCCAGGTTTGGCGTCCTTCCCTCTTTGTATTGCCTTATATATTCATTTACAAAAGCTCTTTGCCTTGGGGTAAGTGTCCCTCTTCGTTTTTTTGGCATTTATATCACCTCCTATATACGTCTAGCATGTTTTTCCCTTAATTTTGTTTATCCGTCGCGCATCTATATTGCCATAATAAAAAAAGCACCCCTCTAGGCGCTCCGAAAACAATATAAAAACTTTTCAAAAAAGGTATTGACAGGGGTGTACACCCCATGATAATATATAGCCACGGTAAGGCAAGCGGCCATGGTCAAACCCCAAGGGGGTGAGGTCATGAGTGAGGTAATAACTCTCATGGTTATAATCCTTTTGATTATAGTTACCATTAAAGAGAAATAGCCGCACCTAGTGGCACGGCGTATCCTCCAACTTAAAATTGGATCATCGGGTGCGACCGTTGCGCTGGCCGCTTCCTTGCCTCCATTATATCACGTGCCGGAGGTGGTTGCAATCCCCATAAAAAACGCAAGGCGTTACGTGCTTGTTTTCAACAAAAACACAGAAACAGACCAAAAAGTAATAAAAAAACTAGATTCCGTTACCAGCAAGTGCGACTATATCCGAAAACTTGTATTACAGGATATAGAAAAAAACAAATAATTAAAACCTCGGCGGTGTTGGCGCACCATATGCCGAGGCAGTACCCCAGAACCACTACGAACCGGGAGACCATTTATATTTTACTCTATGGCCTCCCAAAAATCAAATTTTAGGAGGCATTTATTATGACTTATTTCAACAACATCCATTCACTAGACGACCTAAAAGCCGCATATCGCAGACTCGCTATGAAGAATCACCCCGACCACGGCGGCAGCGTAGAAATCATGCAGCAAATCAACGCAGAACATGACGCATTGTTTGAAACTTTAAAGAAAAAGCACAACGCAAGCGCAGACGAATACCACCAAACCACAGAAACCCCGGAAGAGTTCCGCGAAATCATTATGAAACTAATCATCATTCCCGACCTTGACATTGAATTGTGCGGTTCTTGGCTCTGGATCGGGGGAAATACCCGCGAACATAAAGAGGAGTTAAAAGCCCTTAGCTGCCGTTGGAGCAAGAACAAAAAGCTATGGTATTGGCATCACGCTGAAGAAGGGCGCAAATGGCGCCGCGGTACATACTCTATGAACGAGATCCGCACAAAATATGGCTCTCAAACCTTCAAAGGACAGTCAGAAGAAAGTAACTATACAAGAATAGGGGCTAAGGCATAAAGCCGGCCCCTGGCCCCTTGGAGGTTTTACAATGTATACAACACCATATAAAGATTGGTTCAACACTCGCAACGAGCATCGAGAAAATATTTACTTTTATGCAGTCAGCCCAAAAGACATAGAGCCAAAACGCCTATTAGAGGCAGATAAAAGGGCCGAGAGAGAAATAGCCGAATTGGAATTTCTTATCTCCCAAATTAAGCAATACAGGGTCGCCCTTTCAGAGAAATACAATGAAATACAAAGTCTGACTTATACACTCTCACTGTCTCTAGTGCGCCGCTGTTGCTATGATAATAGAAAGTTCTACTATGTTAGGATTGATCGCACGTACTCCAATGGGACCGTTGAGCGCGTCCTATGTGAAGAGTACAAAGGGACAGACCGCCACAAAGCAATTAAACGCTTCAAAGACCTGCAAAAAGCGCACACCGGCATCAATGCCATTGTAGACATAGAAAAAAAGAGCTGGGAAAAATAAGGGCAATATGCCTTTATTTTTTTGCGCATATTCACCCACCGCTGGCGGCTCATCGCCTGCGCCTGCCATCCCCTGTACCGGCTTTATTGCAACTGTATCCGGCCTGCCAAACAAAAAGCAGCTATCAAAAAAAAAGACAGCTGCATTTTAATGAGGAATGATTGAAGAACGATTGTGCGTCGTTCTCGTATAACTATCCACAATAAAATTATATCATGGGTTTTGTGGCATTTGTGGCAAGTTTGCCTCTTCCATGATTTTATTATATTTTTTTCGGGCAGCGCTGTAATCCATATGTACCCTGCTCCCTATCACCCGCCATGGAAGTCCATCAATGCACCGTAAGCGAACAATTCTTCTTGACTCTACATCTTCTATCCCTGATACAAAATCCTCTATTTCCATCTTTCTGATCTCAGCTCGTTTTCTCTGTATTTCAAGACGTCTAAGTCTTGTTAGGTTGATCCCTTCAATTGTTTGCCCATGCTGCGTATATGGGAAGGATTTGTCCGATGTTTGCACCTTATCTCTAGCTAGCTCTCTTCTGCATTCAAATATAGCGCGATCAATCTCCTTGATCTCCCCCACAAGGCTTTTGTATGTTCTAGGCTCTATTCCGCATGTAATACTCCTTGTTCGTATCCTCGTCAATAGAAATCCTCCCACCGTTTTTTCTTCCTTCTCCCTGCTTTCTTTTTCTTATCGCACACCTCTACGCTGCATCCTCGCGAATGTCCCTCTATCAGGATGTACGCGCAAAACTTTCCCCGCTGTCCGCGCCAAGGCTCCGCCTGTAAAAGCATCCCTTACAATGCTTCGGCAACGACATTTTTATGAATCCTCGTCAATCCGTGATCTTCAGAATCCTTCTCATACAACGGGCATTTGTATACTGTATATGTGACCATTTCATCGCCGTATTGTCTCCCCAAGATATCTTTTCTTGCTTTCCATCCCTTTACTGGCTCAAAGTTTGCGGACCAGCTGCAACGCCCACTAAATCTTCCGCATGACCAGCACAAAGTGTTCTTTCCTTTTACCGATCGTCTTTTCTTCATCCCCATATCAACCACCCAATCAATCCAAACAAGGCACCTAATAGCCCAGCGCACACTACTTTCCTTTTCTCTTCCTTTTTAATCTCTCTCGCCGCGGCATACAATCCTATGAACCCAACAAACCCAACACACGCAAGAAATATACGAGCCATGTATCCTCCTTTTAACGCGAAAACAGGCATCGTTTTATGTCTTTTTCATCAAAACGGGAGCCCGTCAAACCTTTCCACCTCTTTTTGTCTTACATATCTTTCTGTTACTGTTCCTACAACACTTTTTAATGGCAGATACGCACCAACCCCGGCAGCAATACTTTCAAGCGTGGATTCTGAAACCATAAAGCTGTTACTCATGCACGTTCCTGTTGTTTCTCCATGAATGGTTTCACATAGCACCGTTGCTCCACTTTTTAATTGTTCTAATGAATCCACCGAGAACAAAAAGGCGTGACCGTCCTCATTATGGCGAACGAAAACGCAATGAACATATTTTGTCATTTTATATATTTCTCCTTATTTATCCTTTCTCCGCAGTTTGGGCAACGGTGACAATCATCCTCCCAATAAAGCTTTTCAATTTCTCCGTTTTCTAAAGTTCGAAAAAGAACATGGGTGTTATCCCATCTCACTTTCTCCTTTGCGATCTCCATCATCAGCCTTGCGCACGCATGCGCCAGGTGGTTTTCGTTCTCCTCTCCCTCTGGCAGCGGGACGCCCTCAACCTTGTCTCTGTACAAGCAGAGGTGCCGAAGCGCATGGTTGATGTTGTCCTTTGTCTCTACCCGCGCCCAGTTCCCCGGCCCGTACTTTGCAAAGCCCTTGGCGCTTACTTTTGCGATCTCCTGCATGGCGGGCAGAATGTATTCCCATGCTTCAAACTCTATCCTGCTTTGCTTGGCTTGGTTCATTTCCCCGTACTCCCAAATCCGTTGTTCCCGCGTTCTGTTTGTTCCAGCGCTTTTACCAGTTCCAGCTCAGGCGTTAAAATCGGAACGATCACCAGCTGCGTAATTTTATCTCCTGCGTTGACCTTGTAGTCCGTGCCGCTGTGGTTGTACAGCTTGGCCACAATACTACCTGTATACCCCACATCTATCACACCTTCGCTGGTGATTCCGTGCTTTGTGTTCAGCCCGCTTTTGCTTTTCAAAAATCCCGCTGTGCCCTCCGGCAGCTCAACATGTACACCCGTATCAAAAACGGCGCTTTCCTTGGCCGGGATGATCTGCGTATCCCGTGCATATAGATCCAGCCCCGCGTCCGTGCTGTGCGCTCTTGTCGGGATCCTTGCACCCTTGTCCAGCTTTATCTTCATGCTTCCCCCTCTCTTGACCGCCCATCTGCCGAGCGCCTGGTTTCAGGCGCCCGGCTTCTTTGAAGGAGGCTCTTCCCGGGCGTATGGCTTCACCCGGCAGACAGGCGGTCT